AAAAGATCCCTTTTATGATGAAGACAAAGCTTGGGGCGATAAGACAGCTGTAAATGAAGCGTGCCGGATTTCCGCCAAGCCGCGATCGCCTCTGGGAGTCACGGCAACCGAAATTATAAATGGTGATGTAGATCCATCGCTGCTGCCCGATAAGGTTTTGATTGATTTATATATTGATTTAAGACAGGCGGAAGTAGAGAGTCCTCTTTCGTCGTTGCGCTTGCGTACGCTTAAACAAGAGGCCTACGAGCGGTACCGGAACCTGGGCCCGACTGCGTCCGCGTCCGCTCGCCGCAAGACTGTTGCACGCTATGTGAATGATACCTACAGGCAGTATATTTATTCTAAGGGCGCGGTCAAGATGCAAAATTTAAATCGAAATTTACTTGACACCGTCGCTCGAACTGGTACAATGGTAACAAGTACCGGTATGGAACTGGCCGGAGGGGGCCCTACTGGCACTTACTAAGGGGAAGAGTTGCTTTTTCAGGTATTAGATCACAAAAAGGATTGTGTTGGCTATTTTGCGGACAATGCTATTAATCCAACACCGCAGTTACCACTCCAAGGGGAGACCTGGGATTACTCTGAACATCTGCCCGGCAAGCAATACGAGATAGCACGCATTTACAGCCACGGAGCCGCCCTAACAGACGTTTGCCCGCCCGAGTTGTGCGAGGAGTGGGACGGTATCAAGAAGACGCTTAAATCGTGTCTCAAAGCCTTCAATACATCGTGCCTTTCACTTAACGAAAATTGTTTTTATGACGTGCTGCCAGAATATTTTCTCTATGAGTATTTAAATCTCAAGAATAAGATAACCCAGCATGTATTGGACACACATCCGCGTCCGGAGAACTATGATTTTATGTATAATCTTGTAGAGATGCTTTCGGAGATTCGTCTGCAACCTCTCAACATTGAAATGGATCCAATTAAACATCTTTTAAGCTCTGTGCGCGGAAAGAACTTTTTACGCACCACGCAGACGGTGAAACACGTGTGTGACTACAATCCATGGGGTACTGTCACGGGACGTTTGGCAACGAACCCTCATACTTTTCCTATTCTGACAATGAACAAAGAGTTTAGGGGATGCGTTAAACCCCACAATGATTGGTTTCTGGAATTAGATTTTAACGCTGCTGAACTGCGAACGTTGCTGGCACTCGGAGGCAACCCCCAGCCCCCCAATGATATTCATGACTGGAATGTGAGAAATATCTTTCACAATAAATTAACTAGAGAAGAAGCTAAGGTCAAAACGTTTGCGTGGCTCTACTCCGAACGCACCAATAAGGACCTAGAGCGCCTGTATAGCAAGGATTTGGTACGAAATAAGTACTGGGACGGCTTCAAAATTGAGACTGATTATGGTAGAATAATACCAGATGTGGATGAACATCGTGCGCTCAATTATGTGGTCCAAAGTACCACGATTGATGTAGTGCACGAACAGGCTTATAAGGTTTATGAGCTCTTAAAGGGGATGAAAAGTAAGATTGCTTTCTTGATTCATGATGCCGTGTACATTGACCTGGCAGAAGAAGATCGTTATGAAATTCTAAATTTACTTGACACCTTTAAGAATACACGCTATGGTGTGTTTAAAGTAAACAACAGCGTTGGGAAAAATCTGGGAGACTTGAAGGAATTAAAATTATGAAAAAAGAATATGACAAGCTCGTGCGTGATAGAATTCCTGAGATCATTGAAGAAGCTGGTAAGAGCGCCAGAGTGTTCCAAGTTTCGGGCAATTCGCTTCGGGCATATGCTCTCAAGAAGTTGCGCGAGGAAATAGAAGAATTTATTGAGAATCCGTGTGCTGAAGAGGCAGCCGATGTGATGGAAATTTTAAATTTTATTTGTCATCGATTAGGAATCCGCGAGACTACGATCCTCGCAGAGACGCTTTCGAAACGAGTGAAACGCGGTGGCTTTGAGCACGGATTTGTTTTGGATTGGGTTGAGGAAAAGTGAAAATTGTGGGGCTCGGGAAGGCTGGATGCGGCCTGGCCAAAGCGTTTTCTAAATTCCCTCAGTACGAAACGGTGGGAATTGATTGCGAGAAAGAAGCCGACATCACTATTAAGAAGCGCAAGAGCCATGAAGAGTATGATACGCATTTCCCCAATCTGAAAAGAAAACTTAAGGCTACAGAGGAGGAAGTGCTTCTGATAACCAGCGGAGTGGGTAAAATTTCAGGGGGAGTTTTACGATTGTTGGAACAGTTGCAAAATAATAAAGTTACTGTTCTTTATATTCAGTCGGATCTTTCCTTGGCCAGCGAAGTTCAAAAAGTACGAGATAAAATTGTGAGTAATGTGTTACAGGAGTACGCCCGATCTGGTCAGCTGGAAGCTGTCTGGATCCTAGAGAATCAACGTGTTGAAAAAGGAATTGGCGAAGTCCCCATCATGGGCTATTACGAGGTGCTCAATCAAGCTATCGCGAATATGATTCATATGATTAATGTATTCAAGAATTCTGAACCTGTCATTGGAAATTTTATTACCCCCTCAAATCTCAGCCGCATTGCCACTATTGGAATTTTAGACATTGAAGAATCTACAGAAAGATGGTTTTATGACTTGACAAACGCACGCGACGTGGTATACTATTACGGTATAAATGAGGCTGAGCTAAGGGACGACGGCACGTTGTTTAAAAAGATTACTACCTACGTGAAGTCAAAACTGGATGACAAGATGAATGTTTCTTACGGAGTTTACAAAACCACTTACGATCAGAAATATTGTTATTGCATTAAGTATAGTTCTATGGTACAATCATTTATAGAATTGATAGACGATCAGGATATTAGCTGATCGTACTCTAACCCAACTATGAAAGGAAACAAAATGGGTATTAACTTAGACAAGATGAGAGAGAAGCTCTCGTCACTACGCGGAGACGGAAACTCCTCAAATGACACTTTCTGGCGCCCCGAGGATGGGGACCAGACTATTCGAATCGTTCCGACGGCGGATGGAGATCCCTTCAAGGAGATGTGGTTCCATTACAATGTCGAGAAGGGCGGTTTTTTGTGCCCCAAGCGCAACTACAGTGACGAGTGTCCTGTGTGTGAGTTCGCCTCACAACTGTGGCGCGAGGGGGTCGATAACAATGATGATCATTGTAAGAAGACCGCAAAGTCTCTCTTTGTGAGACAGCGTTTCTTCAGTCCCGTGATGGTTCGCGGCGAAGAAGAGCGCGGCGTGCGTGTATGGGGTTACGGCAAGACTGCCTATGAGAACCTCCTGACACTCGTGCTCAATCCCGAGTATGGTGATATTACCGATACTGAGACTGGCACGGATCTTCAGATGACCTACGGAAAGCCTCCTGGCGCTTCCTTCCCTCAGACGAAGCTCGTACCTCGTCGACGGTCCTCACCTCTCTGTGATGACCTGACGCCTGACAAGTGCGCTGAGTTGCTCGATAGCATTCCAGATTTTACTGGCTTGTTTGAGCGCAAGACGACTGCCGACGTGCAGACCATCCTCGACAATTTCGTCAACTCTCAGGTTGACGATCCCGAGAAGGTCAGCACCGAGACAGAGCGCTATGGTAAGACGAACAACACCGAAAGCGACACCAACGCTGTTGATCAGGCTTTCGCAGAGCTAGGGTCTCTTTAAATCCCCCCCACAGGGAGGCACAGGGTTATCAGGTGTCTCATATTAGAAAGGAGTAGTTATGACTACTGACAAGAATCGTTTAGATGAGTTAATTGATCTTTTAGAAAACGCTCGCGACGACCACGAGAAGTTTTTTGAGCGCGGCAACAATGCCGCGGGAACGCGAGTCCGAAAGGCCCTGCAGGAGGTGAAGAACCTCGCTCAGGAACTGCGAGTTGAGGTTCAAGAAGCTAAGAACGCGGACTGACTTTGGCTTTGATGAAAGGATAGAAAAATGGGAACAATTGTTGATGCGCTTCGAGAGTTTAGTGTAAGTGAAGATTCCTTTGTGAATTTGAACTACGGAGCCACGGTTGAAGTGTGGCATATTACAGATGACTATATTAGTACTGCACTTGTTGAGACCGATACGGCTTCAATGCTTGCCGCGCTCTTGGCTGCCAAGACACTTACCGTGTATTCGCGCTGGGATGAGAACATCCTAGAAGAGATGCGCAGTAATGGTCTCTTGGACGACTATGACCGGGAAGACTGGTTTGAGGGATACCTTACCGAAACCATTCACAATGCTGCATATGAGTATGATCTTTTGAGTGTAACCACAGAGAAATATGATAATAAGAGAGGCGCATGCGCTGTAGAGTCGAGCATTAAAATTCCCGTGAGTGAAGTGCTTGAACTTGGAGACGTCGCAGATGATCTCTTTGCTGGGTGGAACGTATCCGTTCGCACTAAAAGCGGTGTTTTGACACTGGAGTAGTGGTAATGGTGTGGCTCTGGATAGGTTTGGTTTTTTTGTTTGTTCTCGTGTTAGGAATAAGAGAGGACGTTAAAGCAATTGGCGATCAAGTGAGTATGCTACAAACAGATTTTATCTCAGAGATTTCTGAAAAATATGGAGACTCTCATGGCCAAGAGTAAATCAAAGGCTGGGAAAATCTCAATTGATGGTTTGAGAACTCTTATCAATAAGACATCTGGCTTGGAGGTTGCTCACAACCTCAACGAAGCTAACCCCACTGAAGTAAAAGAATGGATTCCAACTGGCTCACGCTGGTTGGATTCTATTGTTTGCAGGGGGCAGCTTGGCGGCATTCCTGTCGGCAAGTTTACTGAGATTGCTGGCTTGGAGTCAACCGGCAAATCTTTTATGGCCGCGCAGATTGCAGGGAATGCCCAGAAGATGGGGATGAATGTTATCTATATGGATTCTGAATCAGCGATTGACCCAGGCTTCCTTGAGCGCGCCGGATGCAATATAAACGAACTCATTTATGTTCAGGCCCAGTCGGTTGAACATGTACTAGAAACTGTTGAAAACGTTTTGAAGTCAGGAGCAGAAAGAACCCTGTTCATCTGGGACTCCTTGGCTATGACTCCAACCGTTACAGATGTGGAAGGGGACTTCAATCCTCAATCCACCATGGCAATGAAGGCGCGCATACTTTCGAAGGGAATGTCCAAGCTGACAATTCCTATTGCGAATACCAAGTCCGCCTTCCTGGTTCTCAACCAGTTGAAGACCAACATCCCACAAGGACCAAATGCTCGCATCGTTGCTATGACGACGCCCTTCATCACCCCTGGCGGGAAGGCCATGCATTATGTATATTCTCTGCGCGTGTGGCTCACGGGACGCAAGGCCAAGTCTGCTTTCATCGAGGATGAGAGCGGCTTCCGCATCGGCTCCGAGGTGAAGGTCAAACTTGAGAAGTCTCGCTTCGGAACGCAGGGACGCAACTGTGCGTTCAAGATTCTATGGGGGACTGATGCAGTGGGTATTCAGGACCGAGAGAGTTGGCTGGAAGCCATCAAGGGCTCCGACAATCTTAAGCAAGCAGGCGCATGGTTTTCCCTGGTCCATAAGGATGGAACCCAAGAGAAGTTCCAGAGCGCTCATTGGCTTACTAAACTGGAAGACGAGAAGTTCAAGAACCGAGTGTTCGAGATCATGGATGAAGAGATCATTCGTAAGTTTGACACGCGCGAGGGTAGTGCCGAGGATTTCTACGACGTAGATAAAGAATAAGACTATTTACTATACCCTCTTAGAAGGACTTTTATAGATGACATCTTATTCTAGTTTCCCACAGCACCAATTAATTACAGAGAGCTGGCGTCGCCATTTGGCTGAGGACGATCAGCCGAATCCTGAAGAGCTAGCTCAGGCCGGCCAGGATGCCCTCGAAGAACTGGGCGAAGAGGGGGTCTTGGCAGCTGTTGCTGATCTGTCCCCTGAGATTCAAGCAAAGATCGACGAGGCCGCCGAAGCGATGGTGGCCGAGCTCGATACGCAACTTAACGAAACACCGGAACCATCTTCCCTCGAGCCAACTTGGGTTCAGCGAGGCCACGCGCCACACCCGTCGTCATCGCGCGGAGAAGCTGCAGCAGCCGCGAAGGAGGCCTCTCGCGAATCCATCATGACCGGGGCCTGGATCGGCATGATTGGAGGACCGCTCGCGGCCCTCGTGATGGCATCCAAGGGGCTGCTCGGGGCCACCACCACGGGGGGAGCCGCGATGGGCATGCTCGGCGGTGGTATCGCCGGCTTCCACGGCGGCATGCTCGCGGGGGCCATGGTGGCGGCTGTGGTTTTGAAAGTCCAGCAGAAGCTCGGTGATCCAGATTTAACATCCACTATCGTCACGAAGCCCGTCGGGAAGCCCGACGCCTGGGAAGACGAAATCTAGGATGCCCTCCAAATGAAACTTATAATGGAAGGCTGGCGAGACTTTTTAGGCAAAGCGAGCGATTCTTCCGAAAACAAAGATAAAGAAAAGCCCCCTCCTCCTTCCTCTGCGGTAAGCGCCCTAATGAAGCGCGCTGGCCTTTCGAGAGACGAGGCCGAAAAACAGGCAAAAAGACAAGTTGATCTAGAGGAGTCCGAAGAGCTTGAAGAGGTTTGGTCCGGCATTAAGAAAGTCGTTGGTAAAATTCGGGCGAAGGCTAAAGCCGATATCGAAGATGAAGATGAGGCCGCCCCCGCGCCAAAAGCAAAAGACCCAGACGCGGCAAGATTCCAGGCGGCATCCTCTCGTAATATAGCAGACGCCCGGGCAAAGCGCCCCCGCGTCGGCTCGAGAGGCAGCTTCGAATAACTCGATTTAACCCTTGACTCCCAGGCTCCTGTGAGGTATACTCATAGGAGCTTCATACGTTAGGGGATACACATGAAAAGAGTAATGATCGTTGACGCTCTCAACGCCTATTTCAGGGCGTTTATCGTCAACCCAAGCCTGTCTACTCACGGGCAGCCAATCGGAGGCCTCAAGGGCTTCCTAGGCATCTTACAAAAGCTGAGCCGGGACATCAAGCCAGACACTGTGATGATTATCTGGGATGGCCCGGGCGGAAGCCGTAAGCGTCGAGAACAAAACAAGGATTACAAGGCAGGAAGAAAGCCCATCCGCGTCAATCGACAGACGGATTTGACGGATGAGCAGCAGCGAGCCAATATGGCGTGGCAGCAACTGCGTCTGATGGAATACCTCAACGAGTTACCAGTTGTGCAACTACGTTTTGATGAGGTGGAAGCCGACGACGTAATAGCATATGCTACGCAAGTCGAACAATTCAAGGGTTGGGAGAAGGTAATCGTGTCGAGCGACAAGGATTTCCTTCAACTGTGCGATGACGAGACCGTGCTATTTCGACCCATTCAAAAGAAGGTTCACAACAAGCTGAACATCGTGGAGGATTTTGGTATCCATCCTCGCAACTTTGCCATGGCCAGGGCTATCGCCGGCGATCCTTCAGACAACCTCAAGGGGGTACCACGAGCAGGCCTGAAAAGTATTTCAAAAAACTTTAAGTTTCTTCGCGAGGATAAGGATGCGACATTGCAGGAGATTTTTGATTTCTGTCTCAAAAGCGATTCTAAAGCCAAATTTTTCACGAACGTTTTGGAGTACAGAGATGTAATTATAGAGAACTATAAATTGATGCAACTTTACTCTCCTGCCCTGTCGTTGCAGTGTCGAGATAAGGTACAGTATGCCCTGGATAATTTTGAATATGATTATAATAAAACTGAGGTTATCCGAATGATGAATCAGGATGGGTTTGGTGTGTTTAATTGGGATGATTTGCACGCAACAATGAATCGGATTTGTGTTGACAAAGCACTCAAAGGCTAGTACTATTGACTATGGAGAGAGCAATGAATTTAAAGGGTGATCCGATTAACTTTTCTAAGTATGGAAAGTCCTTTCAAGAGAAGCTGTGCATGGTAATATTAGACGATCGCCCCTTTGCCGATCAGATCGAAGAAGTACTCGACGTTAATTTTCTAGAGTTAAATTACCTTAAATTATTCCTTAATAAGATTTTTACATATCGCAAGAAGTATGGAGTTCATCCTTCGCGTGATATTATGAAGACTATTCTCAGGTCGGAACTAGACAACGAGAATGAGTTAACAGCGAAGCAGACCCGAGAGTTTTATGTACGCAGCCAGATTACCGCGGTAACGGATGTAGAATATATTAAGGACACCTCCCTGGACTTTTGCAAGAAGCAAAATTTAAAGTCTGCCATGGTGAAGTCCATCAGTCTTCTTCAAAACTCTTCCTTCGATGAGATCTCTCAGGTCATCAATGATTCTCTCAAGCTTGGAATGGATAACGACGAGGGGTATGATTATAAAAAGGATTTTGAAGAGCGGTTCAAACCTCGTTTTCGAAATCCAATTAGTACCGGCTGGGAACTCATCGACGACATGTGTCGGGGCGGCTTGGGACAGAAAGAACTTGGGGTTGTGATTGCCCCCACCGGCGCTGGCAAATCGATGGCGTTGGTCCACCTGGGAACACAGGCTCTCAAAGAGGGAAAGACCGTTGTTCATTACACACTAGAACTGCAGGATACAGTAGTCGCCTCCCGGTACGATGCGTGCCTCACTAAAATTCCCCTTGAAAATCTTACCGCCTTTAAAGAACAAATTTATGAAGAGGTTCAGGACATCGAAGGCAAGTTAATTATTAAGGAATACCCCACCAAGACTGCATCTACGCAAACTATTCGAAATCATTTAGAAAAATTGCGCATGCGTACCATTGAGGTCGATATGATCCTTGTTGACTACGGTGATTTGTTGCGGCCGGTGCGTTATTTAAAAGAGAAAAGGAACGAACTGGAATCAATTTATGAAGAGCTTCGCGCCATTGCATCAGAATATAAATGCCCAGTGTGGACCGCGTCACAGACCAACAGGTCGGGGCTTAATGCCGAAGTCATTACAATGGAATCAATTTCGGAAGCGTTTAATAAATGCTTCGTGTCCGATTTTATTTTCAGCATCTCCCGTACGGTTGAGGACAAAATGACAAACAGTGGGCGCATGTTTATAGCCAAAAATCGAAATGGACCCGATGGATTAATCTTCCCTATTTTTATGGATACCGCCAATGTGTGTATCAAAGTACTGCCTCCATCTGAAGAAACTGAAAGCGTCGAGGTTGATTCTAAGAAACAAAAAGAAAATCTATTTGAAAAATATAGGAAATTTAAGCAGAATAAAGGAGAATAGTGATGTACGACGAGACCAAAGTGAAAGAGGCCACTCTCGAATATTTTAAGGGTGATGAGTTAGCAGCGAATGTTTTTATGACCAAGTATTGTCTGCGTGACAAGAAAGGGAACTTCTTGGAACGCACTCCAGATGACTTGCACCGGCGCCTGGCTAAAGAGTTTGCTCGGATGGAAACTAAATTTGGGGGCAACGCCTTAAGCGAAGAAGAAATCTATTCTTACTTCCAGGGTTTTAAATATGTAGTTCCTCAAGGCTCTCCCATGATGGGAATAGGAAACAATCATGTCAATGTCTCCTTGTCTAATTGTGTGGTAGTGGACAGCCCGCAAGATTGTATATCTTCTATCATGGACGCTGGCAAAGACTTGGCTAATTTGTTTAAGCGCCGCTGTGGGGTGGGTATTGACATTTCTCATTTGCGCCCCGAAGGCGCCCGCGTCAACAACTCGGCGCGCACCACCACTGGAGCATGGTCCTTCGCAGATTTCTACTCTTATGTTTGCCGAATGATTGGGCAGAACGGTCGCCGAGGTGCGCTCATGATTTCCATGGACGTGCGCCACCCCGACATTCAGAGGTTTGTGAACATGAAGCATAACTTGGCCAAGGTAACAGGCGCAAATGTATCTGTGAAGATAAGCGATGCGTTCATGCACGCTGTGGAAAATAAAGAATCGTTCACCTTGCAGTTCCCGGTTGAGGGAGAACCAGAATTCACGCACGAGATTGATGCTGTGGAATTGTGGGACGAAATTATTGACTCTGCTACCAAGACTGCTGAGCCTGGGCTTTTGATGTGGGACAACATCACCAAGAACCTGCCCGCTCATGAGTACACCGCCTTCAAAACTCAAACGACTAATCCCTGTGGGGAAATTCCTCTCTCTGCTTATGACAGCTGTAGGCTTGTCTCTTTGAATTTAAAAAGTCTCGTCAAAAATTCTTTTGAAAAAAATGCAGAGTTTGACTTTGAGAAGCTACGGGAGGTGGCATCGATTGGGATGCGATTGTCTGATGATTTGGTGGAACTAGAGTTGGAGAAACTCGAAAACATCAGGGCGGTCGCCGACACTGATGATGAAAAAGAGCTGTGGACAAAGCTACATGAAGCCGCTTCTAATGGACGTCGAACGGGTTTGGGTACCCATGGATTGGCCGATGCGATGGCGCGCTTAAATTTAGCTTACGACAGCACCGAAGCTCTTGTAATCATTGAACAAATTTATCGGACCTTACGCGATGCTGCGTACGAAGAAAGCGTTTATCTTGCTCAAGAACGTGGCGTGTTTCCGGCCTTCGACTGGAGCGTTGAGGAAAACAACGAGTTTATTCAGCGCCTACCAGACGAGTTGAAAGCACTCATAGCTCAGCACGGGCGCCGCAACATTTCTATTCTGACCAACGCGCCCACGGGATCTGTCTCTATCATGTCTCAGACTTCGTCTGGACTTGAGCCGGTTTTCAGGAACTCTTATATTCGACGCCGCAAACTCTCTCATGATGAGCAAGATGTTGAAGCTGACTATATAGACGGACTCGGAGACCGCTGGGTAGAATACCAAGTCTTTCATCATAACGTACGCGACTGGCATGAGTGGCACCCCTTCGTAGATCCGGGCAAGATTCCAGCATTTTTTGTGGAGTCTGACAGCATTGATTGGACTGCACGTATTGCGGTGCAAGCAGTGATTCAACAAAGTATTGACCACAGTATTAGCTCTACGATCAACCTCCCGCGGGACACGTCGCCAGAACTGGTGGGGAAACTATACACAGAAGGATGGCGCCAAGGGCTTAAGGGGCTTACAGTTTATGTAGACGGCTCCCGATCGGGTGTACTGATTGCGGATAGGTCAGAGACCGAAGTCTTTCCGCAGCACAGGGCTCCCAAGCGCCCGCGTGAATTGCCGTGTAATATTCATCACACTACTATTCAAGGGGAGAAGTGGATTATTGTGGTGGGTCTTATGGACGGCAAACCGTACGAGGTGATGGGAGGGCTCTCAACGTTGATCGAGATTCCCCGCGATAAAGCGGAAGGCTTTCTGGTCAAGAACCCAAGGAAGACGATGAACTCTGTTTACGATTTGAAAGTGGGAAAGAATGGCGATCACATCATTGTAAAAGACTTGGTTAAAGTGTTTGATAATCCTAACCATTCGGCATTCACACGCATGATTTCGCTTGGCCTGCGTCATGGAGCCAATATTCAGTACTCCGTTGAACAACTGCAGAAGGATCGGGACAGTGACATGTTTAGTTTTGCCAAGTGCGTCGCCCGGGTTTTGAAGGGTTACATTCCCGACGGCAACAAAGCCAGTGAAAAGACGTGCAGCGAATGCAATACTGAAGGCTTGGTTTATGTCGAGGGATGTGTGACCTGTAATAATTGTGGTTTTGCTAAATGCGGCTAATTAAAGAAGAGAGAAAACAATGACATTTACACCAGTTAATAATTACCTTTCGGTTCGAACCGTAGAGGACACCGACACCGAAGCCAGCGGCATCCTCGTGCCGCAGGACTACCGGGCTGTTGAAAGCCCCTTCGCGGTGGTTGAAGTGGTCAACTGCTCGGGTGAATCGGGAACCCTATGGGGGACTGGACTACAGATTGTGGTGGAGGCTCATATGCTGAGAGACATCCAGCACAACGGCGAGACCTTCACGGTCATCAAGGAAAACCACGTAATCGGCATCTTATCAGAAAACTCTTGACCTAACCATTCACTGGTGCTATACTAGCACTATGATGGAACTGCCTCCTCTTAAATATACACTGGACAATGTTGTGGTGGGCTGGCGCGAGGAGGCAGTTTCGTTTGCTCGCGATCATGGCTATCATTTAATTGTCAACAGCGAACAGCGTCCCTTTCATTACTTTGTGGGATACCAAGATGTGAAGCACAGATGGTATGAGGGGATTTTTGATTTGGGCATGCGCTCTCTGTTACCCATTCCATTTGATGTACAGAGTCTGGGTTTCGAGGATGGGAGCCTCAAGGTTATAACCCAGAACAACACCAAGGTGCTTCTGGAGTTTAAAGAACTTCATCTTTTTGACGTAGACAATTTTACCAATTTAAATGTGGAAGAAGTTGTTGAAAATCATATAGTGCATGACATGTTTGATGTGGTGCAGGGTTCTAAGCTGGGGGTGAATGTCAGTATTTTTCTACCCGACGGCTTTCTGAAGGCTATCAAATTTGTAACCTCTAATAGAATTGATCGTGATACCAGAGGGGAATTTAAAGATATTATAACCACGAGCGTGGTATGTGATGGGGACGTTCGGAATTTTGATTTTTCTGAAACGGTGGTGCGCCTCCTGGTGGAGCGCAAGCTACGCGAAAAGAACATCAAGCAACCTAACGGCCGCGGCCTTAAGCTACGCCACTCTGTCAGACATTCGACGAAAAATGAATTTTCGTTTAATGTGGTGGGCCCCCTCGATGAGCGCATAGTCTTACATGAGTAAACTAAACATGCCTGCGATCATCCCGGTTGCGGGGATGCAATCTGAGTTTGGGATGGAGTGGGACTCCTCTTTAGTTTTGGTGGGTCCCAACTACACAGCCATCGAGGCGTCTATCTACGAGTGTATCCACGCTGGGTGTTCCTCGATTTGGATTGTGGCCAATGATGATGTGGCACCACTGATCCGGCACCGCATCGGCGAGTGGGCTACAGATGTGGATAGTGTAGAGCGCGGGAGGTACATCCGCTTTGGCAACGAAAAACACCAGGAGGTTCCCATTTACTATGTCCCCATCCACCCTCGTCATCGTGACAAGGTAGATTGCTATGGGTGGTCGGTCATTTATGGGGTGAACGTAGCCTATTGGGTGATGACCAAGATGGGCCGATGGATCCAACCGCATCAATATTATGTATCCTTCCCCTTGGGAGTGATGGACCCGAGGGAGGTGTATAAACGTCGTTCCCTTTTGAGGAAGAGCGCGCCCTTTTACTTCTCTCACGGGGGCAACACCGTGAAGGACGGCTCCCCCTTGAGTTTTGTATTAGAACCAGACGAGTGGCGCAGAGCCAAGAGAAAGATAATAACCAATGCCGCCTCTTACAAGGCGCCCGCTGAGGGACAGTACCCGACGGAGTTGTTACCCCCCGAGCAACGTCAGCGTTCGCGGAGGTTTACTCTTGCTGAAGTATTCGGGGAAGCAGACACAGGAACCCACCAGGAAATGGAGCACTTTTATGACTTGACATCCTGGGAGGGATATGTTAAATTCTTATCATCGGAACTTGGTCAAAGAACTAAAAGACCGGGGACCACAACTATGTATAGAGGGAGAAGTAAATGACAGATAAAAAGATTCCTTTCGTAGGCCTGCATGCACACAGCGTAGCGGGTTCTATTTTTGATGCTATCGGGTATCCCGATGAGCATATGGATTTTTGTTACGAGAACGGGGGCGAAGCCTTAGCCCTGACAGACCATGGGAATATGAACGGGTTCTCACACCAGTTTTTACACTGGCAGAAGATGAAGTCCGAGGGAAAGGAATTTAAACCTATCTTTGGAGTGGAAGCATACTTCCTTCCTTCCATTGATGAATGGCGCGATGACTATAACCGTATCAAGGAAGACGCTAAGCAGGCAAAGACGTTGGCTAAAAAAGGTGATACTTCTGGTGCTACTGTTGAAGATGAAGACGCGTCAAAGAAGGCAATTAAGTCCGTACTGAATCGTCGACGCCATTTAATTCTCCTGGCTCAAAACCAAACGGGATTGAACAATCTGTTTAAGATTGTCTCCGAGTCTTATAAGGAAGAGAACTTCTATCGTTACCCGCGTGTAGATTATGATATGCTTGACCGTCACTCCGAGGGAGTGATTGCAGCATCCGCATGTTTGGGTGGCCCCTACGCGGGGAACTACTGGGCTAACCGAGAGGAAGGCCCCGATGCTGTTAGAGAAGCAATGAGGGAAACGACCCGACGCTTCGTGGGCATCTTCGGAGACCGTTGGTATGGAGAACTGCAGTGGAACAACATCGCAGAGCAACACGAACTGAACCAACACATCATCGAAGTGTGTGAGGAATTTGGGGTTACGCTTATTTCCACAGCTGATAGTCACTACCCCAATGATGATGCTTGGAAGGACCGCGAGTTGTACAAGCGACTTGGTTGGCTTGGAAAGGGAACCCCGGCCTGGGCCGAGGATAACACAGAACTCCCCGCCGGCGTAGAAGAGATCGGCTATGAGTTGTATCCCAAGAACGGAAACCAGATGTGGGATTCCTATAAATATTACTCCAAGACCTGTGGGGTTGAGTATGATGATCAGCTTGTAATGGATTCAATTACTGAAACGCACAACATTGCATTCAATAGAATCGAAGACTTCACACCAAACACAACTGTTAAACTTCCAGACTTTGTAGTACCAGCGGGCTTCACAGATGCGGAAGCCCTAGTCAACTATGCTTTGGAAGGTCTGCGACAACGCGGCCTTCACGAGACGGAAGAGTACACGACTCGCCTGCAGCAAGAACTTGATGTCATCGAGGATCGAGGATTTAGCAAGTACTTCCTGACTATGAAGGCGATCGCTGACAAGGCCAATGAGGTTCAGTTGACTGGCCCGGGCCGAGGGTCTGCGGCTGGTTCTTTGGCAGCATATGTCTTAGGCATTACGCAGATTGACCCCATCAAGTATGGGCTTCTCTTTGAGAGGTTCTTGCGCAAAGACGCGACGGATTATCCAGACATTGATTATGATGTGGCGGAGCCGATGGAACTCAAGGAGATGCTGATGGAAGACTGGGGTAAGAATTCAGTTGTACCAATCTCTAATTGGAACACACTTCAGTTGAAGTCTTTGATCAAGGACATTTCGAAGTTTTATGGCATTGAGTTCGGGGAAGTTAACAAAGTTACATCTAGTATGATTTTTGAGGCAACGCCGGCAGCAAAGATGAAACATGGAATCAAGGCCGGAGTCTATACACCGACTTGGAAAGAGGTGATGGAACTGTCGCCATCCCTACGCGGCTTCCTAGTAAAGTATCCGCACATTAAGACACACGTGGAAGCACTTGTTGGTCAGGTGCGGTCTTGCTCTCGGCATGCCGGGGGTGTCTTAATCGCGGACGACTTGAATGAGCATATGCCCATCATTAGTTCGGGTGGTGTACGTCAGTCCCCATGGGCCGAAGGACAGAACGTTCGGCACCTAGAACCGCTCGGCTTTATTAAGTTTGATTTGTTGGGGCTATCCACACTTCGCATGATTGAGGGCGCAGTGCGCCACATTCTGAAGCGCCACCACAACAATCCCGACCCGACGTTTGAGGATGTGAAAGACTTTTATAATCAGCATCTTCATCCCGACGTTATTGATTTTAATGATCAGGCCGTGTATAAAAACATTTTTAGGAAGGGAAACTTCGCGGGTATTTTTCAGTTCACAGAACAGCGGGCACAGGAATTCTGCGCGAACGCAAAGCCGAAGTCCTTAATTGATATCTCTGCCATCACTTCTATCTATCGACCGGGGCCCCTCTCGGCCAACGTGCACGAGCAATACATTCAAGCCAAGGCAAACCCGGGGGATATTGATTACATTAATGAGCACGTGAAGGATGTGACCAAGGAGACCTACGGCTTCCTTATCTTCCAAGAGCAGATTGCCCTCCTTGCTCACAAGTTAGGGAAGGGACTAACTCTGGATGAGGGAAACCTACTAAGGAAGGTTCTTACCAAGAAGGGAACGGGGAAGGAAGCCAAGGTAAAGAGGGCTCTGCGCACCAAGTTCGTCGACGGATGTGTAGAGAAGGGGATTAGACACAGCGAAGCAGAGGACATGTGGGAGAGGTTCGAGTACTTCTCGGGCTATGGCTTCAACAAATCCCATGCGGTATCATATTCGGCAATCTCGTTTCAGTGTGCGTGGCTCTACAACTATTACCCCGTCGAGTGGATGGCATCGTTCCTCGACAAGGAACCAGAGAAGCGTAAGGAGAAGGCAATCAATATCGCCAAGTCCAATGGGTTTGAGATTGTGGAGGCAGACGTCAACACGTCATCGTTTGTATGGGAGATTGATCCCAACAATAACAAGCGTTTGGTGCAGCCGCTAGCGGGTCTCAAAGGACTGGGGGACGCAGCTATCGAACAGATTGTGGCGAACCGTCCCTTCAACAATATTGAGGAGTTCCTTTTCCACGACGATATTGTCTACAGTAAGTTGAACAAGAAAGCATTGGATGTGTTGGTACGCTCGGGTGCGATGAACAGTCTTATGGACGAGAGGTTCAGTGGGCGCAAGCACTTCTGGTCAGCAGTGGCTGTAGATCGAGTGTACAGTAAAAAGAAGTTTCTGGAAAACATTGAAACTTATGAACCGGAAGGTGACTTCAGCACCGAGGAAGAGATTGATAATCTCACGACGCTTACGGGCATTTTTCCGATGCATCTTGTGATGACGGAGGATGTGCGCGAACGATTGAGTGCGCACTATGTACCACCGATCTCAGATTATGACCCAGACCTTCGACTTGTATGGTTCATCCCTCGCGAGGTTATTAAAAAGAAGACAAAGCACGGAAAGCCTTATTGGATTGTTTCGGTAATTGATTCAAATTCAGTATTGACAAAATTCCGATGTTGGGGTATAATAGAAGGTAAAGATAGAGTTCACTTGAACCGACCCTACATGGGCAAACTAGACTTTGACCCGGCGTGGGGATTCTCCACTAGGTCGATCAAGAGAAACTTAAGACTGTTAGGATAAAGATGATTTTACAATATCACATGTTGCGGGGAAATGACTTTCCCCCTGTTAGAGCAAACCCGAGCGATGCCGGGTTGGACTTAAGGTGGACGCCTACCGAAAAGGCAGAGAGCGGGTTTAGCATTGCCCCGGGGACGAGTGTTCTTGTGCCAACAGGATGCACTTTTGGAATACCCCACGGATACATGCTCGAGATCAAGAATAAATCGTCCGTTGCCCACAAACGACAGCTGCTTGTCGGCGCATGCGTGGTGGACAGTGGCTACGAGGGGGAAGTGTTTGTGAATCTTCACAATATTGGTGATGAAGTACAGGTCCTGGAACCCGGTGATAAGATCGCACAAGCCGTGGTGGTGCCTGTGGTACACGCCCGCTTCATAGCATCTGAATCGCCTGACATCTATGACTGGTACCCGATCACCATCTCGGGCCGGGGAACTGGCGCGTTGGGATCCACAGGGAAGTGAAAAAACTCCGCAAGGTTGATCGTCAGAAGCGCAAGCAGAAGCGGAAGGATGCTCAAAACCAATTAGCGGAACGTGTTGCGCTCATGACAAAGCACCCTAAAGAGTGTTGTGTTTGTCAGCAAGTATTTGAACGAAACCATGAAACGGTGAAAACGTGGATGGTTACAATCATAAGTGAAAAGAAAACAGTGCGCCTAACCTGTCCTCAGTGTTGGGCCAAAATAGGAGAAATTATAGAATGTCAAGAATAAGAGGTTTTCATGCCGAACTTATCAAAGAAAGATTTAAAGAAATTGTAGAAGGAAAGGGCTATGGCTTTTTCGATGGGGGGAAACCCCATAACGTAAATATAATTGGAGTGCGCAATTCTAATGGGCGCCCCAATTACTTTGACGATATGTTGCTGGTGGTCTATCGCGACACTCACAAGAGGTGGCTCGTGGATTCCTATCAGCTAACCACAGACCCCGGCTTTTACTGGATGAAGAAACCAATGAATGTGGATGGGACTGCCATCCTCTGTCCGGGCCAGTACCGAGGGGTCTATAGGGTCTCTAAGCATCGGGGTAAATATGACGCGTTGTGTCAGCGGGGAGGGCACGTTACTGTATGGAGAGATCCGAATCGCGATCTTCAACATGACATGGATGACGCTACGAAAGACACAGGTAGCTTCGGGATCAATATCCACAAGGGAGGTAGAAACTCATCGCGAGTGGAGAAGTACAGCGCTGGTTGTCAAGTATTTAAGAACGATGGGGATTTCAAAGACTTCATGGTGACGATGAATTCCGCCCGGCGCGCCTTTGGTAACAGTTTCACATACACGTTGCTCGAAAGCTCAGACCTAGAGTCGGGGGTAGAGGATGACAAGAATTAAAGGACATGCAGCAAAGGGGCTCACGTATGATGATGTACTGCTGGTCCCTCAGTATTCGGATATTAAGAGTCGCCTAGAAATTAACATAGGAAATACTTTTCGCGGCCCCCATGCAACCGTAATGTTGGATCTACCTATCATCGCGAGTCCTATGGACACGGTGTCGGAATCCGAAATGGGCGTGTCCATGTGGAAACTTGGAGGGCTAGCCGTTATTCATCGCTACAATGCAATTGCGAAGCAGGCAGCTTTGGTGGACCAGGTGATCGTCGGAGCAAATGCCAATGTGGCCGCAGCCATAGGTGCTTCTGGTGACTATTTAGATAGAGCACGAGCCCTGTATGATGCGGGCACGCGCATTCTGTGTATTGATGTGGCGCATGGACATCACGTTCATGTGAAGAACGCTCTCCACGAATTGCGTAGAGTATTCTCTAATACGATCCACATCATGGCGGGCAACATTGCTACTAAGGAGGGTTATGATGACTTGGTCGATTGGGGAGCCGACAGTGTGCGCTGCAATATTGGCGGCGGTTCTATTTGTTCAACTCGGATTCAGACTGGCCACGGTGTCCCGGGGCTTCAGACAATATTGGATTGCGCGGAAGCAGGAAGGAAAGTACCGATTATTGCCGACGGAGGAATTAGGAGTTCCGGAGATATTGTCAAGGCTTTGGCGGCTGGCGCTGACTTCGTTATGCTTGGTTCTGTGCTTGCAGGTACTGATGAAACTCCTGGCGACGTAATCAATACGCGACAGGGGAAGTTTAAAGCTTACCGCGGAATGGCCAGCAAGGATGCGCAGGTTGAGTGGCGTGGCAAGACTGCGTCCCTAGAAGGTATTGCGACAACGGTGCCCTCTAAAGGTCCTGTAGCTGGTGTCTTGGACGAGTTGGCCCGCGGCATTCGGAGCGGCCTTTCCTACAGTGGTGCTCGAAGTGTGCGAGAGCTACAACAAAAGGCGCGCTTCATGAGACAAACTAGTAGCGGCCACGTAGAGGGTACCACTCACATATTAAAACGATGAGTGACCACAGGGAAAATTATTCTATTTTAAGTTTTGGGCTGGACTCCAAACTACATGAGAACCTAAAGATAAGACTCTACTACGATCAGATAAGAAATCAAAGTCAGTTTTTTAGGATGTGCGTCGAGTCGTACTTGGCACAAGATAAGTTTTTCATGGAGTTCTTTGACGACGTGAAGGTTCGAATGAAGACACAGTCTAAAATAAGAGCATCTAAGTCACGAAAGCTCAGACAACAAGGCGAAGATCTCATGCGCAATTTGGCGCTGAGCGATGAGGAAGTACAAGATATATTTGATTTATTAGAAGAGGAGTTACCCGAATTATGAAGAATTGTGTAAAGGAATGTTACCTTGCGAAAAAGGCATGCGGGAACAAGGAGTGCAGAATGAACATGGATTATGAAGAAGACTTAAATTGTGCTCTCATTGCAATTAAGAAACATGGGCCGATGACTCTGGAGGAAATTGGAAAGCGTCATCAGGTTAGTACGGTGAGGATAAAGCAAATCGTAGATGCCACCTTACTAAAATTAAAAAAGACATTACTCAAGGAAAATACTATTTAAAAGTAGCATAATCGCGATGTGTTAGGAGATTATTGAGGATGTCAAACAAAAAGAATCTATTGAATGAAGTTCAGGTCCGCCAGTTTATGAAGCTGGCATCCTTGCAACCCCTTACGCCCGGATTCGTCAACGGCCTTACGGAGAAAGCCGCTTTTGATAAGGGTCAGGAGACCGAAGTTGGCGGAAAGGCCGACGAAAGCCCAACCAAAGGCCAAGAAAAGAAAGGCGGTGGCAAGGCCTATGAAAAGGACCTTGAAGAGGGTCATGGCCGCGGCGGAAATGAATATCATGAGGCTGGCGTGCATCGAGGCGGTGGCATTAAACTTGACGAAGAGGGATTGCAATATCGCGACGACGTGGAAGCCGAACTTGGTGCCACCGAAGATGAGTTGGGCGCCGAAGACGAGCTAGCCGGCGAGGAAGGCGAAGAGGTCGCGGACCTTGAGGGTGAAGTCGACGTCGAAGCTGATGCTGGCGGCGAAGCAAGTCTGACTGTTGCACAGGTGGTGGACGCCATCGAGACTGCGCTGCAGGAACTCTTGCCCAACGAGGAAGTCGAAGCAGAATATGTAGGTGGCGAGGAAGAGGGTGGAGAGCCCGGCGCCGGAGATGAGTTTGCCCCCGAGGGTGATGAAGTCGTTGCCGATGTTGAACTTGGAGAAGAGGGCGAAGAACTCGAAGAGATTTTGGGCTTCGGCAAGAGCAAAGCTGACAAAGCCCGTGAGAAGCTTGCCTTGGGCAGTAAAGGGTCCTACGATCCTGATCCCGAAGCGGGTGAAGAGAGTTCCGCCCCCACACCCGAAGAGGCTGCAGCCGCCCGGAAGAAACCCGTAGGACGTACCAGGAGCCCGGCAGGAGCTACCACGTACGGTCTCGGGGGCACTTACGGCGGTGTTCGTGAAGGAAATACCGACGAACTGGTTGAGCAAATCACTAAGCGTGTTGCTGCTCGCATTTTGAAGGCGGCTCTCCGCAAGAAGTAAAATAAACGCTTGACTTTCAAGCGCTCCTAACGTATACTAAGGACTGTGAGGGAAGCCTCGCAGTCTTTTTTTATGGGGTTAAAATGTATGAAGTAACAACTGGAGAACTCATGGTGTTTGTGGTTCTAGGCTTCGCGGCCGGAGCATTTGCGAGTGTTTATCTCTCTAAACTATTTGAGGTTGTTCACCTCTGGCGCTTCTGCCAAGAAGTGGTGGCCCATTGTTTGTTAATGTGCGTGAAGATTATTGAGGATGTGGCATTTTTAAGTGAGGTAAAACGGAAGCATATGCAAAAAGCAGATTTCACACCAGAGCAGATTCGACAGTTTGAAGAGGTTGATGAAAGGACCTTGACAAACTGGAAGGACTCAGTTATACTATCTTTAGTGAGTGGCACGCCACCGAGATTTCGGACGTTGATGCCATTCACCAACTGGAAAGAAGCAATCAAGTTTCTAGAAGAGTCCAAGAAAGCATCCATAATTAAAAGAAAGGAAAATTATGATCTATAACAGTAGTGATAAAGAAGAGGTAGAGGAAGAATCCACAGTGAAGGAGCCCGAAGCCCCAGGAGAGGAAGAGCCCCCACTGATAGGGCTGTGCACCGACATCAACGAAGAATCGATGAAGGAGATAGTACTCGGCTTGCTAACGTTAAACGGAGGCAAGATACTGCCCGATGAGAATGATGACGAGAATCTACGGGATGTTGAATTTTTTATTTCATCCAACGGAGGCTCCGTCAACGATATGTTCGCCATTTATGATGTGATGGAGCTTGTTAAAAACAATCGAGACGTCGCTACTTTTGGCTACGGCAGGGTTGCGTCTGCTGCCGTTGTGCTGCTGGCCGGCGGCACCAAAGGGAAGCGGCACATCTCCAAGAATGCGCGCCTCATGATTCATCACTGTTCCAGCGACCTGGGAGGGAGTCACCCTACGATTAGGTCCAGCTTTGCAGAGTTAAAGAAGGTCGAGGCAATGATGATCCAGGCACTCGCGGAGAATTCTAATATTTCAGTCGGTGAATATTACAACATTTTTTCTAAGAACACAGATGAATATTTCTCTGCTGAGGAAGCATTAGAAATGGGTCTTGTTGATAAAATCATCTAATTAGTATTGCCGCGCCGAGGATTACACATGGATATTGATACGATGGTGGAGAACCACTTTAAAAAGAACCGAGACCTTTTTGG